AAAAGTTCCTAGACGTAGACTTGACGAGTTACAGCTTTGGAATTGTTTTAGTTATTATCCTGCTGTTACTACTTGGGATATTCTAGCAGGACAAGCAGGAAAATACATCGGTAAAGATAAGAAATGGCACCCAGGTAAGTACGTATTTACCGTTGACTTTGCACACCCAGAGAGTAATATACTAGATACGGATCATTCAGAGATACCGCACGAGCACAAGTGTGCTCACATCATAGCGCTCGATGACGGGAACTATGCAGCACAACCTAACAATAGATGCATTTGGGATATACCATCATTCACAGTAAAAGATGAGATTCCAAATTGGAAAGTGCAAACATCTGAGTGGAACGTAGAGAACACAAGTCAATGGAAAACAGAAGACACTGATAAGTTCTTCTATGAAATTGAGGAGAAAAAACATGATAGATAAATGTAAAAACATTTGTTGCAAAGTTTGGGACAAAATTAAAGCTAGTTGGAAATGGGTATCTGACAAGATCGTGTCAACATTCAACAGGTAATTTATGGCTCTAAAAATTAGCGACGAAGCAAAAGTACAAATGCCTATGAAGACGGTTGCTAGTTTGATTGCCATGGTAGCAATAGGAACTTGGGCATATTTTGGTCTGCACGAAACTTTAAATTCACACTCAACGAAACTAGAGTTAATTGAAAAAGATTTAGAGCAGAACACAGAGTTTAGGATTAAATATCCAAGAGGACAATTAGGTAAGTCTTCTGGAGAGGCGGAGCTCTACATGTTAGTAGAGGATCTGTATAAGTCTGTAGATCGTCTTAACAAAGCTATTGAAGATGGTATGCATAACAAAGTTAATATTGAGTTCTTACAGAAACAAGTAGAGAAAGCTGTTAACGATATTGAAAAATTAAAAGATAAACAAAGAGAGTTTGCAAATGGCCACAAAGATAAATAAAAAACCTAAAAGTAGATTAGAATGGTTTAAAAAAAATATAGTAATTGTACCTGTTGTGGGAGCAATTTTAGCCGGGACTTTTACATCTGTAAGATATGTGTTGACTATGACAGACACCATTCAAATTAACAAAGAAATACTTGAAACAGTTACAAGAGATTTAGAAATTCAAAAAGAAACACTTAGTGATATTAAGAATAGATTAGCAAGAGCAGAAGCAACATGGGATATGGCAGAAAATATATTCCAACAACTAGCAGACCAAGTAAGAAGACATGAATACGATATTAAAGATCTTAGCCGTTAGTATAGTTATTGCTTTGTTTTCAACAACAGCACAAGCACGTAACGAATATTTAAACGATGGCACCAACAGCTGCGATCAAGGTAGTTGGGAAGCATATACAGAGGTTAGACAAAACGAATATAAAAGTGGTAACAGTGATGAATCACAAAACCAAACACTAGGTTTTAGATTTAGAAAATCTATTGGTCCTGTGTGTGATGAAGAGTTTGCCGAAGAACAAAGATTAAAACAAAAATTAAAAACACAATTAGAATTAGTAAAAGAATGTAAAAGAGTACCTAGAATTAACCCACCACCAGTAGAATTTGCTGAATTAATTAATATGTGTAGTAAACTAGGGCTTGTTTCTGCGGCTTCTTTTGAGGACAGACCTGATGATAGCATTAGTTATTGGACTGTGTTAAAAGATGGTTGGAAAAAAGAAAACCCTGATAGACCAGTATTTGAAGGAGAATAAAAATGGTTGAAACTGTAGTTGCATTATTGATGTTTATTAATGGAGAGATTAAAGAACACCGTATACAAGAAAACATGGCTGCATGCTTACGTGGTAAGAGGGTTGCAGAGAGAGATTATAACCCAAGTGTAAGTTATAAATGTATCAAATCAAAAGCAGAAACAGAGATATACATGGGTCAAAAAAGTATTAAAAAGATAATATTAGATTAATGGAAAATACTTTAATAGTTTTTGTCTTGCTTTGCATTGTAATATATGTAGGATTGAAGGATAACTTATGAGATTAAGTAAACATTTTAGTCTTGAAGAAATGACCCGTTCTATGACGGCTGCCCGTAAGGGCATCGACAATACACCAGGGTCAGGTGAGATACACAATCTTACTGAAGTTTGCTATAATATATTAGAACCACTTCGTGCAAGGTTTGACAAACCAATTACAATAACATCAGGCTATCGATCAGAAGATTTATGTGAAGCTATCGGCAGCAAAAAAACTAGCCAGCATGCCAAGGGGCAGGCGGTAGACCTAGAAATCATGGGCATTCCTAATATAAAAATAGCTTATTGGATAGAAGCTAACTGTGATTTTGATCAATTAATACTTGAATACTACAAACCAAACGACGGACAAGCAGGATGGGTTCACGTATCTTACAATGAGAAAGGTGCTAATAGAAAACAAGTGCTGACTTTCGATGGTAAAAAATACGAGAATGGACTTCCTGAAATGAAATGGAAAGATGGTCAAGTTGTAGAATGAAATGGGTAACTGAAATTGTTAATGGAGTTTGCCCAGAATGTTCTGAGGAAACTGTCTTAATATCCATAGCTGATTTTTATAAATGCACTAGATGTGGTGCAGATTTAGAGCAAAAAGTAAACGGAAAGATTTCATACATACCCACAGCCACAGATGCAAAAGACATTAGAATGATTCTAAAGAACAATGGCGAAGAAATCTAAGTTCGGCGTTAATACATACGTAAAGAGAACACCGCCCAAAATAGGTCGACACAAAAAACGTATGAACAAATCTGAAAAGCGTAATTATAAGAAATACCGGGGACAAGGGCGTTGACATTTATATAACAATATCCTATACTCCTCTTATGAAAGATAAACAGATAAAAATAAAACTACATGGCATTACACAAAAACAATGGTCAGTATTTTTATTAGAATTAAATATAATGAAAAGAGCTTGGAAACCATTTGGTGTGTTAGTTGATATTGATGCTCCTAATTTTGCAAAGATTGTAAGAATGGGAACTAGAACTCATGACGTTAATAAGAAGCTTAGAAAAACAAACTAAGTTATGGAAATAATTATATTGAGTGATGGGTTATTCCATCTTGTTGAAGTAACAAAAGAAATGACAAAAGGGATAACGCTAGTAAGTGATGTGGATTGCCTTGAGCTCTGTGATATTTTAAGAATTAAATTAGCAACGTATTTAGATACACCCATTAATCGTTATGTTATGAATGATGGCAGCGGTGATTTTTATGGTTGTATTTGTCGTTAAGTAGTGGCTGCGGGTTGACAACTAAAACGAATATAGATTTCGTGTTTGTTAACTTCTGCTCTACCAATCTCTTTCATTTTTTTATTTGATTCTTCATAACCAAAAGTTAGACAATCGTACATAGTATTAAATTGTTCAGGCCAAGTGTATGGTGGCATACACACACCCTGAACGTAGCTACATATTACTAAACTTAATAATATTTTCATTGACTAATATCCTATATTATGAAATAAAATCTATTCTTATAAATATGAAAGAAGGATATAACAAATGACAGATACAAGCAAATATAAAAACATCACAGTCACGCTTAAGACATATAATAATCTTGATGTTTTACGAGATAAAATTCTTGATCCAAATTTAAAGTTAAGCAGAAGTCAAGCTGTAACTTATTTGGTTAATGAAAAGAAAACTAAATTAAATGGTAAGGCTCATGGAAAAAACAAAGCATAAAGTTATTTGTCCTGAGTGTAAAGGGAACGGATATCTTCGTGTTCCCTATCATTTAGCAAGAGAAGAAGTAACCGTAAAATGTGATACATGTAAATGCGAAGGAGAGATTATCTTAACCGAAGAAGATTTTCTTGATCAATTCGTGAAGGCAAATTAACATGTTAGAAAGTGTAGATATAAAAAGAATGGCTGATGATAAAAGAGTCGCTGAACTTAAGATAGTTGTCGAGCAAAGAGATACAACCATAGAGTTTTTAAAAAAACAATGTGAGTTTTTAAAAACCAAGTGTCGAGAATCAGGGACCAAACGAAAAGAAATGGAAAACGAAATCAATAGACTATGGGAAGAAAATCAAAACCTATCTATTATACAGAAACCGAAGCCATAAATATATATTTAGCAGGACTCTTTGATGGCGAGGGTTGTGTAACTTATTCTAATTCTATGAAACTAAGAAAGGGTAAACCTAGAGCTTACCCCACCTGGAACATAAGATTAGAAATAGCTATGACTTGTCAGAAGACAATACAATTTGCATTTGATAATTTTGGTTGTGGACATATGAATTTAAGACCAAAAGCAGCTCATCAAAATTTTGATCAATATCGTTGGCGTTGTTCTCATAGAGATGCTTTACAATGTGCTAAAAGAATGATACCGTTTAGCGTAACAAAAAAAGAAAAACTAGAAAGTATAGTTAGACATTATGAAATTAAAGATTCTTGATCTATTCTCTGGACTAGGTGGTTTCTCACTTGGTTTAGAACGTACAGGAAACTTTGAAACTATTGCTTTTTGTGACAACGATAAATACAGCAAATTAGTGCTGCAAAAACACTGGAAAGGAGTTAAGATATATAACGATGTCAAAGATATCATCACAGGAGGTTTCCCGTGCCAACCGTTCTCGGTCGCAGGCAAACAAGCAGGAACCGATGACGACAGACACCTCTGGCCTGTTATGTTTCGAATCATCCAAGAGTTTACCCCGAGGTGGGTTATTGGAGAAAATGTCAAAGGCCTTACTAACATCCAAGACGGCATGGTCTTCGAGACTGTGTGTACTGACTTGGAAGGAGAAGGTTACGAAGTCAGGACGTTCAATATTCCAGCTGCAGGCGTCGGCGCCCCGCATCGACGCGAAAGACTCTGGATTGTTGCCCACAGAAAAGAATCTATGGTCAACGCCGACGACGTTCGACTCGAACAACATAACGAAACCAAGGAAGAGCCATCCTGGTGGAGGACAAGTACCACCTTTGAACCAACAAGTAATGTGGTTGACACCATCAGCAACGATAAGGGGCGAGAGATCTCCCGAAGCGATGAAGAAGAGGGAAGAATACAGGAAGAGCATAGGCAGGACGACAGTTCCGCCAGGCTCACTAGCAGAACAAGTTCAATACGGCAAACCAACAACGGACATGAAGATATGGAGGACTCCAACAACAATGGACACGAAGGAGGACTCACTGAAACACGCAACCAAGTTAGTTCAAGGCAAGAATCTAAGATCAACGGGATCGAGAATACAGATAACTCTAGCAGACGAAGTGATGGTCGAAGAGATAATGAACAATCCCGAGTTGATGGAGAAGTACAAAGACTACGAGATGATGACAAGAAAGAATCTACCCGAACAACAGGAGTTCGTGGACTACATGAGAGAACAGACATCAGTCAAGGAGTTGCACGAGAAGACAGGAATCAAAAAGACGACAGTCGAACATTGGTTCAGGAGGGACAAAGCAGGATTCAGTCATCCATCAATCGAGGATTGGAACAAGATCAAACCGCATCTGAAGACAATCAAATACGACAACGTGATGACGGCACTTCACTCAATAGAATGGAAACAAGAAGAAATGAAGATGTGGAGGACTCCCGACGCACATTGCAATCGAGGACCGAGCTCCGAGAAACGAATGAAGATGAAATTAGAGAAGGGTATGCCAATCAGTATCAACGATCAGGTAGCCCATCCGAATCTAATGTGGCCAACGCCAACATCAACGGAACGAAGCGGAATCAACCCGAAGACAGGCAAAGGGGCAGGACTCAGCAAAGCAGTGAAGATGTGGCCGACACCTACGCAAGACTCAGCGACGGAACGTACGAAGAAGTACAGTCAAGGGGGCAAACCTCTGACACTAGCAGTGAAGGAAGCACAGATGTGGCCAACACCGAGAGCAGCAATCGGCATGACAATGAAGCTGTCACAAGGGATGGCGAATCTTCGACACAAGAAGTATTTGGAGACGGAAGTAGCTTATCAGGAGAAGGCTCCTGGTGGCACACTGAACCCGACGTGGGTCGAGTGGCTCATGGGATACCCGGCAGGGTATACAGACTTAAAGGATTGGGAAATTCTATCGTCCCGAAAATCGCGGAAGAAATCGGCAAAGCCATCATCGAAGCAGAAAGGGAAGAGTGAGGGAACTAATTGAAAGCATCATTGACGTTGGATCAGGGTTAATTATAGCCACATTACTACAATTATATATCTTTCCTTTCTTTGGAATGTATCCTACAGTATGGGAAAGTTTTAACATCGCTGTTATATTTATGTGCGTATCGATGTTTAGATCTTGGTTATGGAGATTATTTTTTAGGAGGTATAAATGAAAGTAATAATAATAATAATTTTTTTATTGTTTAGTGGTTGTTCTAAAGTAGAATTTGATGGATTCGATCCTACAACGACGACAGTAAAATGGATAATTAAAGGTAAAAAATGAAATGGAATAAAAAATTTGAGTACCCTAAAACTGTCAGAGAAATGGTCGAGGGACAACGGCACTATAATATAAACAACGAGAAGCTTCCGTCAGTTACGACGATTTTGGGCAAGACTCAGACTGCCGAGAAACAACAGGGACTAGCCAATTGGCGAGCTCGGGTAGGCGAGGAGCAGGCAACAAGGACCATGGACCAGGCAGCAGCTAGAGGTTCAGCAATGCACGCAATATTGGAACACCACATACTAGGTAAAAACAGGCTCGATTTGACCGATATAGGGCAGGAGGCTCACAAAATGGCTGATGTGGTCATAGACAAAGGACTTTGTAATGTCGACGAAATATGGGGCTCTGAGGTGGCTTTATACTATCCTGAGTTATTCGCAGGGGCTACCGATCTAGTAGGTGTATATAAAAAGGCAGATAGTATAATGGATTTCAAGCAAACAAACAAGCCGAAGCGTCGAGAATGGGTCGAAGACTACATGCTACAGCTAGCAGCCTATACGATGGCACACAACTATGTCTATAATACCAAGATACAACAGGGAGTAATATTGATGTGTAGTAAAGATGGATACTTCCAGGAGTTCATTGTATCTGGAAAAGAGTTCCAAAAATACCAACACGAATGGCTTAAAAGACTTGATTTATATTACGAAAACATCAAAAAGTAGTCTGTATACTCTACAGATTATAAAATAAAAAAACAAAAAAATTTTTTTTCAAACAGCACTTTCCGGTATACAAATGCTAGAAGTGTTGTATATCAACGTTTATTCGCTGAAATTTGTATCCAAATTTGTATCCTCAAAATATACAAATTCTAGAATCATTATATACCAACGCTTATTCGTTGAAATTTGTATCTTGAGGGTTTTTCAGCGTTGCTGTCTAGGGGTCGCGCACACGGAAAAGGTAATCAAAAATATTTTATTTTCAAAATTAAGCTGTATACTAGGGCTATGCCTAAAAGAAGAAGAAAACAAGTCGTAGGCCATTCAACGCCCGACTTACCCTACCCTAAAGTTAGAGTCGAGTGGATTGACATCTTATCTGATTCGGGTTGGGCTACCGATAAAGAGTTTGACAAAATGGGTTTAAGTCATCCCGTCAATGAAGGCTGGTTATATTCTAAAGATAAAAAAGCAATTAAATTGTTTGCGTCCTTTGATAAAGAAGACGATGGCAGTATTACTTTTGGGGATCGGACGATGATTCCTCGTCAGTGTGTGAAGAAGATGACAAAGATTTAAGTGGTGCGTTTAGCTGCTTCTTTGCTTTTTTAAGTTCTACTTCTTCAGCTTCAATTATTTTAATTTTTTCTTTTAGTTCTGCTGTAGTAAGATCATCAAGTTTACCTGTACGCATTTCAGTTCTGTTGATGTATAAATCAGAAGCTTTACCACGCAATTCTTCAGCTCTAATTGCTGCTTGCATGTTGCCTTTCTTTTCAGATTTAAGGCCTAGATTCCCGAGTCTTGCTATGTGGTTTTCATAATTGACTTCAAACTTATTAAGTTTCTCTCTTCGAAGTTCTGTCAAGTAAGCCACCACCTTTGGAGATTTTTTAATGTTCTGAAGTTCTGATGCTGTGAACCTAGCTCGGTCCTGGCTGTAGCCTGCCTGTATAGCAGCCTCCGTTCCTGTGACAGGTCCATCTTTGCCACCGAAAACTAATATCTCGCAGAATTTCATCTGCATTTCTGTTAATCTACTTGGTACACCCATAATCTTTTAGTTGTGAGAGTTTTTATACTAATCTATGTGCCAACCACTCTCAAAGCACTCTCCTTACGTTATTTGTTATTTGCATTATATAGGATATCCTGTATATATCAACATTAGAAATATGATAGATGGAAAGACATTTAGACAAGGCCTAGATAAGTTTTTTAAATCTCCAACATGCCAAGGTGCTAGAGTACAAATTGAGCTGCCGAACGGTGAAATGTATGATATCACAGGGGCAAAGCTTTTGGAGAATAGAATCATAGGTTCTAAAGAATCACATCGCCTAGTATTGACCTGCAAAAAACCCACTGAAAAGATGGGTAAAATAATTAAATCTTTATAGTTGACAACCTAATATTATCCCTTATATTATTGGCTAGAAAGAAAAATTATGCCAATACAAAGCAGACAGATAGGATCTATTTTATGGAACCATTATGAGTGGTGCCTAAAAGAAGGTAGAGATACCTCTTGGTATTTTTGTGATGATACTTCACAGGAACCAAAAGAAAAAAATAAAGAAAGAAAGGAGGTAGAAAATGGAATACATAGTTATTAAAAGACATAAAATGTACAAATCAGATGATTTGATATCTATTGAAAAGACAGCAAAAACTTTAGATGATGCTGTTAAATTCAAAGTAGCTCTTGAAATGTTAGATTCAGGAGAACAAATATCTTATCATCTTTTGGTAGATGTTCGTGATGCTTATACGTATCTTACGACAGAAAACCCTGAAGAAACTAAAGAAACTAAAGATAAAGTTGTAAATATTAAATAAACTTCTAGCCAAGTGGCTTCGGTTGTGTTACGTCGAAAAAGATGGCACGACCGGAGTCAAAATTATACGCAGATCTCAAAAAAATTACCAAAGACTTTCAGTGGACGAGGCTTGAAAATTGGGCTTCATTAGGCACTCCTGACCTTCTTGGGTTCCATCCAAAAAAGTTTTTTTTCACTCTAGAATTGAAAGTAACAAAACGCAACAAAGTAGCCCTGAGCCCACATCAAGTGGCGTGGCACTTGAGCCGTGGTCCTGGCTCCTTTGTGCTTGTGCATTGTATACATCTTAAGCAATATCGCTTGTACCCTGGGTCTAGAATCGAGGAGCTTTTCCGCTTGGGCTTGAACCTTGAACCGTTGGTTCTTGGTTCGCTTGATGCCTGTGCCTGTAGTCTAAGACAGTTTGTGCCTGTGCCTGAGGTCTACAAATAAAAATAAAAAAAATTTTTCCGAGAATCATGTAGCAAGCTGCCCAGGTCCTTACTTATACTTATCATATCTATGTTTATAGATAAAAGCCGCGTCCCGCTTGGTGATTAACTTGTTCCGAATCTCCCACATGAACTTGTCAACTTTTTTCAAATAAGCTTTGGGAAGCTCTTCGCGGTCCCTTAAAAAATAATGCGTTAAATCGTTGTGTCTAATTCTTTTCATTAGTGCTTGCCATAGGCTACATTTTTGACGTCACGATTCCAGCAAGCTCTACAGCTGCCGCAGGCGTTGCCCTGTTCAGGCGCGGGGCAAGTCCTTTTATTTTCAGTGACAACAATTGAAGTATGAGGCCAAAAGCTTACCGGGCCTTGGTCAATCATATGTGAACTAAATCGAATTATTAAATTTTCTGGAACTTCTTCAGGTCTTACTTGTTTTAAAATTTGAGCTTCACGCGTGGGCAGCCAGTGCTTAGTGTTTGGCGTTCGTTTGCATACTTCAAAAATTTTTTGAAGGTGTTCCAAGCTTTGCAAGTCGCCTGAGTCGTGCCATCTAAAGAACTCATTACCCTGGACCAGGACCACCATAGCTTCAACCCACTGAGGCGAGCTTAACGCCTGTAGCCTTCGCTCTAGTGCGTTTTGAACATTTGGAAATCTATACCGACCCTTTAAAGCGTAGCAACCATGGCACACGCTGCCCGGGACCTTGACCAATTTGGCGCCAGTAATGCAACGCGACGCGGGCAAGTTGAAGGCCGGGCCTGGCATCTTCGACGGCTTCGACAGGCCTCCTGTTATTTCTCGAGCTTGTTTTTTTAACATATTATTCTTTCATTAAGCAGAGTTCACACTGCCTAAAAATGGGCCTTACGTGTGAACTCTTAAATTGTGTACGTAATACAATCTTAAATTTCAATATCTTATATTTTATGGGCTGTCAATAAAAAAGTGCACCGGGCCCGGCTTCTTGCGTGGCGCTCGCCTGTGCTTGTAGTCTATATATAAATAAAAAAAATAAATCTTTGCGTGAACCACGTGGCAGGCTGCCTGGTCCTGTGCGTGCTTGTGCTTGTAGTCTATACATAAATAAAAAAAATAAGTGTTGCAAAATTGCAACAGCTCTGACGCTTCGGTGAAATCTACGTGGTGGTCCAGGAGCTCTGCTGTGTGTTTCTGCTTGTGAGTTGAATTTTTCATTGGTTTATTGAGATGAAAGACCTAGTGGTCCAGGGAGCTTGCTGTGTGTTTCTGCTTGTGCCTGAAGTCTACGCATAAATAAATAAAAATAAACCCCTACAATCTAGGATTGTAGGGGCGAAAGGTGTACATTTCAGGTGAGGGGAAACGCACAAAAACCTAGAATTCATTTTAAGGGCTTGAATTCCGAACTTACCCTCTATCCCATATAATCATATTTTATTTATTTACAAGGTATGGTATAAGAATAGTGCAAAAACAAATCAAAGTTTTTGCAGAAAGGAAAAATGGCTAGAGTGAAAATGAATAACGAGTATCGGACAAAGATAAGTAATCAAGTCCGAAATGCGTTAAACAATGATAAGTTAAACTCAAAGCGAGAGGC